ACGCCTTGAATAAACATAGGGACCGTCGGAGTAACACCGGGTATTGTTAATGGGTACGTATTTGGATCTTTTAAATTTACTAATCCCGTATTCCTATCTCCGGCATGAAAGAAATATCCCGTTTTCATCCTATCCCACAACCCCGCCGCTTTCAGTGATCCTACAAATTGATTTTGCGCTAATTGAATATTAATAGGTGGTTTTGGGTATGAAAGACTTTCAAGTTTATCAAGATACGCCTGATAACTTGAGTCCAACCCTCCGTGTAAAAGCGAAGCAAACGTTCCCTGATTCATTGACCAAAGTTTTTAGCAACTATATAATAATTTGAACCTATGCTTTGGGAAATAATTAAATACTTGTCGCCAGATACGCCGGATAGAGCGAGTGTATTATTTCCAGAAGCAGAACCCTCCGAAGTACATAAAGCCGCAGCGGGGAATGTATATGTAGCCGTTGTAGTGCTTAATGTCACTTCGATAGTAATAAACTCTCCTATGTGACTTATGGTAAATGTTCTTGTTCCTGATGAGCTTGCAAGCGTATGTTTAGCCCCTGTTAAATCAATAGTACTTGTGTCAGTCAAAGCGATAGCATCACGATTCAGTTTTGCGGCTTTTAATGGTGAAATTATCTCGGTATCATTTGTACCTGCGTTAACCGTTGCCTGACTTGCAATAGTGCCACCGCCAGCCTCAGCCGCCACCTCTGCTATAGCTGCCTGAACGTCTGTAGCCGCAATGGTTCCAACAGGAGTAAATGCAATAGCTGATGCCGCGTGTGCTGCTGCGGTATCTGTAATGTGCCCCTGAATATCACCATCCAGTTCAGTAACTGCTGCTTGTACATCCGTAGCCGCTATAGTTCCGGCGGGAGTGTTAGGTATCTCAGAAGCTATTAAACTTACCACCGGGCCAGTATCGCCGTTAACAGAGGTAACGCCACCGCCGGGAGGCGAAATAATATCTATTAAATCCTGAAGTAATACCTTTCGGTTTGTTCCAGGTGTAAATGGTGAGATTATAACCTCTATATACTCCGTACCATTAGGAGTTGTTTGTGTTAATTGTGAAAGTTTTAAATTAGCCATTATTCTAAAAGTCTAAATGAGTCATCTTCTAAAAGTCTAAAATCGCCATCCTCCAAAAGCCTGAAATAATCATTTACATCAGGCTCAATGATAGCATCTAAAGTAAAGTTTATAGCCTCATCATTTAATGTGAAGTCTATAGCACTATCATTTAAATTATATAAAACAGGCTCTGCCATATCCTATCAGTATAGTATAACCTCCGTCAATGATATATTCTATTTCATAATAGTAATTGCCGCGCTCAATACTTGTATCAGCTACAGGTGCGTTCAATATTATTTCGTTTCCTGAATTGGTTAAATTGGTAGGTGATGTCCAATCTATCATCAAATATCCGCCTTCACGTTCTTCCCAAATCTTGAAAGTAAATCCGGTAGCTAAAGCGAAACTCCAATCGTCACCATTGATATCAAAGAAGGCGTGACGCCTGTTTAGAACAGCCTTGCCACTGTAGAAATACAGTTCCTTTTCTTGCGCTATAAACTCGTTATGTATGTCCACAACAAATATCGCAGGAGCATCCCGCTTTATGTTTTCCGACTGCCGTTATATGAAATCCTGTTCCTGTTCTCTTGTTTGAATTACAGTAGTAAGCGTATAGCGGATAGCTGCCGTAATTGTCATTTAAGAACTGTACTAACTTCTCTTTTTTAGTCTGTGCCCACATTTTAGCGTCCCTGATAAGGTTAGCCATCTCGCCTTCTGTAGCTGCGCGTGAATTATCTTCCTCATGTACCCTCAATCCTGAAGCGTGTGTTTTAAAATTTGCTTTTGGTAACCAAAACTGATAGGCTTGCCACGCTAAAAACGGTTTGACGTAAGTCATCAGCGTGGTATTTGCTGGCGTCAATGAATTAGGGTTCTGAGAAATCAACTCATCAACTAATCCCTGACCGATAACCATTTCCAGCATCTCCTGAGAGCGTTTAATTGGGTTATCAAGTTCACTTTCAGGGACATTCTGCGAAATGTCGCTTTCTAATTTCACGTACTGATAATTTATGAGCTTTGCCATATTATTCAGTTAGCTCTTTTACCTTTTCGTTAGCCCAAAGCATCATTTCAGGACCTCCCCACGCATAAAATGCCACCGCGTCGCATGATTCTTGCCACGGCTTGGAGCTATGGACTACATTTTTGCTTAAAAACCTTGATAAGCGCCGAATTTCACGTGGAGAAAGTGGTTTGCCGTTCAAAATAGCATCAGACATTACCTTTCCTTGCTTCCCTCCACAGGTAGTCTGCATTTTTTCTTGCCATTCCAGCGAACGTTTGACATTTTTCTTAACTGTTTCTGGATAGCTGTTGAAATGAAGGCCTACAAATTTATTTTCTACAGGTTCCGGCGCTGTTTCTGTTTCCGGCGCTACGTCAGTTTCAATCAAATCAACTTCTGTATGATCCCTGATCCATTGTCTGCGCTCCGCTTGTGTTAATTCAGCCCATGTTTGAGGATCAACAGTATTAGTTTCTGGATATGGATTATAGTCTACTATCGAAATAGGTTCCGTGATCGGACTAACCATATTCCTTAATAATTCCTGGTAGATGCTTATCAAAAGTGATTGCGGCCTTACTGCTCTTTGCTGCATGAGCTTTACCGCCGGCCTGATCTGTTCACCTGAAAAGTTATTGGTATCCTGAATATTTGCCAGAACGCCAGGTACTTTGGTAGCAATAGTTATTTTCTTAATCGCGTGTTCATCCTGAACCCTGAACAGGTCTGGATTGCCAGCCGTTGGAAAGGCTTCTAAAGTTGGATGTTCATCCTTGTTATTGCCCCACATTGCCAGTATCCTATGCCGGTTCTTAGCCCCGGCAAAGTTGTTGGTCATTTCAGTGTCGAACGCCTTGCCTTTTGGTATGTCATTACCTGAACCGTCCTTTACTCCTGATGGGTCGTTAGGGTCACCGATCATCTTCATCATAACATCCTGCAGGAATCCGTTCTCAAGATTATCATCAAAGTAAATGGCTGCATTCTTTTCCACGTTCATCCAATGTTGGGCGCTGTAGTGGTCAGGGATAGGATAAAAAGGATCTTTGTCGTCACGGATACCGAACCAATATATTTGCCCCTTCCATTTAGGATCATTGGCAGCTTGCATCGGTGCGGCCTGTGGATTGTAAACGTCATAAACTACGTTATCCTGATACCTGTATATCGAAGTCCCGAAATAGGGATTGTAAATTATCTTTGAAATTATTCCTTGATCGTCAGGCCTGCCAAGTCTACAGCTACTAAAAGGTAGGTCTGTAAACTGTGTTATCTGCCCTACTTTGTTGTATTTTACCAGCGTAGCCACGCCCCAATTCTTAGCCATTGAGGCGGATTGAATCATGTGGAACTGATAGAAGGTAAGCCCTGCGGTATTGACCTTCAGGTTCTCCAAATCTTCGCCCTCGTTAAACCCCTCGCCTGTTATAAAATCTGACCATGTGGATAAGCAAGACGTGGCTGTCGGTGAACCCTGTATGAGTTTTGTTAGTCTAGTAGGGAAGGAATCATCAGCCCCGAATGGAAGGTAATTGCCGTGATCTATTTGTGATTGATACGCAAATTCGCGATGAACGAAATTAGAAACGTAGTTATAAACCTTGTAAAGAGCTTGCTTCATAGATTTCCGGAATCCCAAAGTCTACGGTAGCACGAGCTAACCGCGTCCGGTAAAATTCTATATAATCACCTTCCTTTCCATGACGTAAACTCGTCAGCAATGTTTTGTCTTTTAGGATATTGTTGCGAGCTGTGGAGTTTCTAATTTTCTTTTCGTAGTCTGACCGGACCCAACTGTAATGATGCATGATAACATCAGACATTTGAACCCCTGAATTAATGTTTAAACTACGCGAAGGATCTATGTGAATGTTGCCTCGCTCCCACGCATAAGGATAGTGCTTGTTAAATTCGTGACGTATGGTCGGTGTTAGTTTGTGGATGAACGGAACTAAAGTATGATCGAACCCTAAAGTAAGTTTGGGAGATTTGAAGTAAACCTGAGTGCGGCAAACCATCCCTTTTAGATCTTCATTTTCAAACGCTTCTTTGGCTTTTAAAAACGGTTCCGCTTCATAGATCTCATCCGCGTCCATCGCTACAAAATGCGTGTAGCCTTGTTTCTTAGCTTCCTGTAGTCCGAAGTTCCGTTTGTCAGTTTCGCAGTTTAAAGGATGATTAAAAAACGGTTCCCTGATTATTAATTCTGAATCTTTCCAGCACGATGGTATTGTGGAAATTTCCCCCCAGTTACTTAGCTCTGATCCTACGATGATAACGCCATCGACAAGTGGACGTGTGTGTTTAAGTGATTCACGCATCCAATCCCAATCATTCCAGACGTTATAGATGGCAACTAACTGCATTTAAGAAATTATTTAGATGTTTAAACTTGGTTTAAATATTGCGTATCTTTGTGTGTCACTTTGAACAACTACATAAGTGAAGACATAAAGAGAACCCCGGGTAACGTTGGAATTGCCGGGGTTTCTTTTTTTACAGGCTCCATTTTACTTCAACTCCTTTAAATTTTAGATAGTCTTTAAATTCATAGTACCAATTCCGCGTACCCATCGAATAGACTTTTGGTATCCATCGCCCCGTTGAATAATCTTCACAAAACATATCAACATATTCTAAAAGTGAACTATCGAAAACAGACGTTTTATATGACCCTTCAATTATAGGCTCGCTTGATGTGAAATAAAACAGTATTTGATCTTTTGGATAACTCATTATTCAGATTTAAATATCACACTCGCCCCTGTTAAACACACTATAAAAAATAGCCACATATACCACGGATACCCCCACAAGAATAAAATAAAGAATCCGGTTCCGTGTACTGAACTCATACAATAGGGACATTCAATCAAAGGGGTAATCATCCATTCAGGTAACTTCTCCCGCAGGTAATCACCCGGCCTTCCAAGTATTTCACCCTGTTTGAATAGATAGTTAAATCCCCATATCCAGAAGAGGGCCACGGCCATTACCATGAAATAATATAAATCAATCATAGCTTTCTAGGCGCCGGTATCCATCCAACAAACCACGACAGCACAATGATTAAAAAGATAACGGCAATTATAACTTCTATAATCTGTCGCATAGCCGGCTCAACAGGTAGGCGTGTTAGGATGAAATGCAAGATTGCCCAGATAACGCCAAGGACTAAAATCCAAATTAAAAGTGCTACTAAAGTTTCCATATAGTTTAGGTTTAGATTAATCCCTGTAGATAAAAAATCGCTCCCGGTTCCGGCTCTGAATATCCCTCGCCAATATATGACATATGTTGCCCACCTCGCTGATATTTCATTCCTAACCTTTGAGCAATTATAGAACCCGCTGTCATATCGTGGCGGTGATCGCTCCAACTACCCCTAAAACAACCGGCTAAAGCAGAAGCCTTCCACTGCCTGAAAAATTCCATAGCGATAGGTGAATCACGGTTAAGTCCCAGAAACCCGGCACTAAACATACAGTAACCGCCAGGAACTTTAGATTCTTCTGGCGTCAACTTAAAGTAATTGCGCGTGAACTGATTTGTCCAAGATCCTACCCAATGCCCGGCCTCGCTCATAAAATAGCCGTCTGTTTTAATGATGTTTTCTATTATCGAAAGATCGCCTACCCTCCACATTGAACTATCGCACCAAAGCACTATCGGGTCCATATTCAAAGAAGCTTCAATGGAATGTATCTTAAATTGGTAGGGACTTTCTTTGTGTGAAGGTGAACCTATAGAAACGTAGTCATTTAACATCAATTGCTTATGTCCGTTCAAAGATCCTGATAACCTTTGTTGCCCTCGCCGGTATTCCCTTGTAGAAAAATTAACCACGATCATGTTATGCAGACTATTAGGTTATCACAAATGTATTTAGGCGCTCCAAGTTTAGCCCAACTCCGCGCTATAATATCGGTAGTCCCCTGTAAATAAGTCAACTCATTAAATTGATCTAACCAATACTCCTTAGCTTTCATATTGATATGCCCAGTTCCCTGCTGGCCCGGAGGCGCTGCTGTGAATAGCAAATAACCGCCCACGGCACTAACAATATTCTCCACAAACTGCTTAGTACCTGAAGGTTCGATGTGTTCTGCCGTTTCGAAACTTATGACGCAATCATACTTTTTAGTCTGGATTGGTTCGGTGCAATCCTGATAGGTAATAAATTTTTGAATCCTTTCAGGAGTATGTTTCTTTGCCGCTTCTGAAATCTCAAAGCCTTTAACCTCAAGGCCGCGATCATGCGCGCACTCAAGATAAGAACCTATCCCACAACCAAAGTCAACTACTGAATTGAGTTTAAAGTTATCAAGGAACCAATCCATAGTATGAATTGAATAGATCCTGGCATATTTATAATGCCATTGAAAGAACTCATCATCATAAAGCGATAAGTTAAACATCGTCAGGTAACAAATCAAAATAGTAATTCACTGTATAGTAAGTAAACAAACAGGAATAAGCCCAATAAACAGCCATCACATCATCATAGGTAATTGCAATTGTCATCTTGCTATCAATAAGTTTTCCCCTGATTCATAAATAATATTCGATATTCCGTATTTAGCGCAGCATTCAAGATAGGCACGTTTCTTACCGGGATGGCCGTTGTGTTCAATGCAAACCAAAGATGTTTTACTTAGATCCATATCCGGTAAAATATGCAATTCAAAGCCCTCAACATCCAAACTAATAAAGTCGAATGTTTTAACCTGTAGCCTGTTCATGAATGTTTTCCATTTATACATCTTTACCGTTACCGGCTCATAAGTACAAACACTCTTAAACCTTTGCATCTCTGAAGCCTCGAAAGTAGAAACCAATCCAACGTCTGCCGATGTAAGCAAGCTGCTTGACTCCTGAAGGATGGCGTTGCCGTTATGATCGCCCAAAGCAACCTGATAGAAATAGAACCCCTTCAATCCTTCATAGTTCTTCTTTAACATCTCGAAAGATTTAGGGCTAGGCTCTACAAAGACGCCACGCCAGCCAAGTTCAGCCAATGCGCGGGTATTTGATAGTGTTAGTCCATCGTTAGCGCCTATATCAATGAAAGTACCTCTTTTGTCTTTGAAGTATTCAAGTATATAATTCTGTTCTAAATTCTGGCTATAGATTTTCATGTTGTGCTTTTAATATCTTATCGGCTTCTGAAGTTTTGGCGCTATGTTGGTATTTGTGCAATATCTTGTCTGTGTGCGCCTCTGTCCTACACAAGGTTAAAACCTGATTCATCCATATACTGTCTTCTGAATAGCTGATATCAG